AGCCTTCTTAGTTAGTGTATATCTTACTGGCTGACTTCCTATACCCGTTATTGATCCGTTTATATATTTTAGTGTAAGAGTTACCTCGTCGATATCGTATGTTGCGTCCTCGTCTGTTATCTTTAAATAATAGGGACTTCTTAGTCTTATTTCGCTCATTATGTAGTCATTTCAAAAAATTTATCTAGATCTAACCCGTACGCTTTTATTATCTCGTCGGGCAAATTATCAAAAGCCTTCTCGAAGGGCTTAGTAAAAAACATACTAGGTTTAATACCACTATACCAGATACTCCTAGTTATCAAATACTGTAAACTCTTACGCGGTATAAAGCGTCCTTTTTTATCTCGGATCTGTCCGCTAAAACTGGACTTCTGCGTTATCCATTTATTTATACCTTTTCGTAAACCTTTACCGCTACCATCTCCAAACTTAAATCTACTGTTAGGGGCTTGTTGTTTTCCGTGCTGCTTTGCCTTTGGCGGTAACCTCATCGGGTTTTTACCTGCGACCCCTTCGTCTAGGTACATACCGTATTCTAGCATAAAGAACTCTACGAAAATAGAGTTAGGGTATACCGTTACTTCATATCCGATACTGGACCATAGATCCTTACTTACGTTTTTCTTTTGTCTGGTTAGGTTTGCCCTCGACTCCTTTACTACGTACTTCCCGAACTTGTGCAGTTCCTCTTTAACGTAATCCAGATCTAACATACGTTTACGTCATTTTCTACGTTAATATTAAATGTAGCTGCGCACCCTGCGACTTCGTTCTCGAAGCGATCCGTAAAGAACTCTATGTTTACGTCTTCCTCAATTTGGTACTTGTCTACGTATATACTCCCTATACGCATTTTCTGTATTAATCTATTCTGTACCGCTAGTTGTGTATTAAGCACGTCTTGCTCGTTGCTACGCTCGAAGCTATCGTCTTCGTCCTTTGTTACGTCTACTAGATCCATACTAAGTACCGTAATATTAAAAGCTAGTACTGCCTCGCTGCTGGTTACGTTATTTACCATTACGTGCGATAGTGGGTATATCGTTTGCTTATTTAAGTCGATCTGCGTAATATCCCCATAAGTAACCGTATTAACGTCGATATCTGCCTCTAGGGTTTCTTTGATCTTTTCTAGTACTCTATAAAATTGGTTCATTATCTGTATTTACGTTTTAATTCCTGCTGCTCTATTTCGGTCTTCTCCTTTTCGTACATTAAATGTTGTAAGCATAGGTGTACGTTCAATGTAGAGATATATTCAAGTTGTTTAACGTCTCCTTTAGCAAGTGCGTATAACGATCCATACCAGCCCCATTTTCTCCCGAATTGAGATACTGAACTATACGGCTCTCCTCCCCCTGCTCCAAAGAGGTAAGCATAGACTGTACTAACTCGTTCCCTAAATTCCAAAAAAAAAGTATAGACGATATTACCGCGTCCATAGGGATAGATCTATATACCTCTGCGTCCATAATCTCGTAATCGATAATATTATAACGCTCTCCGTAGGAGTTCTTAATCGGTCGATAAAGTACCGCCATAGCTTTATGCATATTCTCCCAGTCTCCGATATAGGTATCTAGGTCTATATACTCTCCAAAACTAATTTGATCCAGTTGCGGTATAAATCCGTACTGCCTATCGTGCAGGGTAAACTTTCGTACTAGTTTGGGTTTCTGGTCTAGTAGGTCGTTTATTAAATTAATAATAGCCCGTACGTCTTTTAGTGGCATACGCATAGCGTCCGTTAATTTGATCCCGCAAAAGATCTCTAACATTTTCTGCGCTACGAATTGTTCGTCGCTATGGTCTATGCGTAAGAACTTCTGGTACTGTCCTAGCGTTATCTCGCTTAATGAGTCGGGGACGTTTATTTCTAGCTTCATAACTATATAACGTAAATTTTGATCTATTTTTAAAATTAAGACAAAAAAAAAGCCCCTCCAAGTGGAAGGGCATACCTAACTAATCTAAATACACTAATGAAAAAAGCGTATTACAAATATAGCAATTTTATTTACTACAGTTAAACTTGTCTAAGTGGTGGTCTAAAATTCTAACGGTCCACTTATAAACCTCGTCTGTCTCTTGGTTACTTATCTCGGATCTAGTCTTACAGTTCATTAAGTGTACATTACTGTATACTAAAGTAGAAGCTATTTGATCTAGAATATCCTTACGCTCTGTTACTGGCTCTTCGCTTTCCTGCGACCATTCTAACCAGCTATCGATATAGTCTATTACCCCTTTAGTATTAAGAGAAAAACCTTCGCTCTTCATCTTATAAGATAATCTCATATTCGCTAATTTTTTTAAGGTATCCGCGCTTTTAAATTTTACGTAGACCATTTCTTCGTTTAAAATTCCGTACATAATAAATATTTTGTTTTAAGTTATTTCCCGCAATATAATAATAAATGTTAGTAATCTCCAAAGAAATAAACATTTTTTTTATCGTACTGCATAACTGCCGTAGTTCGGGTTTTTCAGTTGGTACGTAATACAATACCTCGCTGCGTCGATCAAATGATCGTAACCGTTATCTTTTGGTGTGTTGCTCTTAGTGTCTAGCCATACGTAGTTATTGAGTTCTTTTATTAGGTTCTTACTGCTGGGATCTATTACGAGGTCGTAGTCCTGCATAATCGTAATACCTTCCGAAATAGTAGTCTTTTGTATCCCTTTTATGTTTAGGTCCGCTTTTAGTTCTGTTATAAGTCTCTTCTCTGCGGAGTCGGCTATTATTAGTCTGTTACCTGCGTACTGTCTGTTAAGGGATCGTATCTCGCTGGTCGTTAAGTTATACTTGTAGTAGCACTCTTTTAGGTATATCGTTTTTCTAGATCGATCTATTAAGACTTGCACTAATACGGTAGGATCCGTCATTCCGTAATCTTGTCCGTACATACTGTCTCCTTGTGGAAACTCTCCTATAGTCCAGTTTTTGAATATAATCCCTTCGGCTTTATTTAACCAGCCCCCCAGCATTATATGCTTATACCGTTCTGGTCTGCGGTTCTTCATTACCTCCGCTTGTTGTATAAAGGACTCCGATAGGTTTTTTAAGTTGTCTAGGTATGTCGTATGTATATACGTCGTATCCCCTTTAGATATTACGGATCCCTCTTGTACGCCTTTGTCCTCGAAGAAACGCTTATATACGAAATGCTCTTTAGTCGCTGGGTTCATTATAAGTATTACCCTATTCTGTAACGTCTTGTGGCGTATCGATAGATCTATCTTGTCAAATATAGTCTCGTCGGTAAGTTCTTCTGCTTCGTCTAGGATCCAAGTACTGACCCCTTGTAACGATTTAAGGTTTGCCGTCTGGTCTCCGCTACTGGTCTTAATACCCTTGAAGAGTATCTTACTGCCCGTCTCCTTATTAATAATCTCGTCTTTGGTTATATAAAAAAACCTACCCATATCGAGTAGATCTATTTTCTCTAAAAATTCTGGTATTATGGAAATATGCGCAGACTTGAGCGTAAACCTCGTAAATAATATTACGTGTCCGCGCTCCATCGTTAGCCAAAGGATAAGGGTAGTAATATTAAAACTCTTACCACTACCCCTTCCCCCCGTAATGATCGTATACCTTGTATCCGAGTTCGGGATTAACTTGTATTGCTTCTGTAGGCTAATCAAATTTAACCAGATCGCGGAAGTTTAAGTTAAATCCTTCGCTGCTTAGTTCTACGCTCTCTTTAGGCTTACCGTATCGGTAATTAAAGTATAACTGTAACGCTCTCATATCTCCGTCGTGCATTTTGTTTTTAAGGATCTCGATAGCTTCCTCTTTATCTATTAACGCATCTAAACGCTCTATAAGTTTCTGCTCTGCGTCCTTTGGTTTACGCCCTGCACCTTCGCGCTTCCCTCCGTTATTTATTCGTCCGTCCATATTTGATAAACTTTGATTAATCAATTATACCTATATAACGTAAAAAAAAATTAAACCTCAACGTATCTAATATTATTTACCCTATCTTCTATGTATTCCCTTAGTACGTCGATCTCGATAGGTTTAAGGACTCCTACGTTAAGACTTATATACTTTAGGTTCTTGTTACGGTAATAAGTCGCATCGTCTAGCAGATCGTCTGCCAGTTGCTTAAAATGCGGGTTATACCTCATCGTAACGTCATCGAAGTTTTTTAAGGTGTACACTATTGTACAATGCGTTATCGGATAGCCG